ATATAAAGCTGACATGGGTATCGGCAAGAAAAAGTCTACTAAAGACAGAGATGCCGCTTCCGCTGTTGGCACTCGCTCTGGACGATCTACACCTGAAGGTGACGAATCTAAGAGCTATATTAAAGAATCTGATGTTAATCGCATGACCGCTCAGCAATATGAAGCTAGACAAGAAGAGATTGCAGAAGCGATTCGCACAGGTAAATTTATTTACGATTTATCTGGTTCAGCACGATAAGGTGTTGACAAATAAAATTTTCTGGATATAACTATGTGCAGAATACAGTGGCCCCGTAAGGATACCCACACCTAACCTGAAATAAGACAAACTGTTATGCTAACTTCTGGCCGGTCGTTAAAGTAGCAGGGAGTCTTATTTCACCTTCACAGAACACCCAAACTACGCAGGCCGTATGATCACTTTGGCCGGTGAACATACCACCCTGATGCTAGATGGCCTCTGGCGAAGTTACACATAACCTTAACCCTATGCTACATAAGGAGTGTCTCTCATGGCATTTACAAGCGCATCGGGCTATGGCAACCTTCCTAATGGTAACTTTAGCCCAATTATCTACTCAAAGCAGGTACAGCTTGCTTTCCGTAAGTCTTCTACTGTAGAAGATATTACTAACAACGATTACTTCGGTGAAATCGCTCAGATGGGTGATTCAGTGAAGATCATCAAAGAGCCTGAAATTTCAGTTCAAGCTTACTCTCGTGGTACTCAAATCACAGCGCAAGATCTTGACGATGAAGATTTCTCTCTTGTAATCGACAAGTCGAACTACTTCGCATTCAAGATCGACGACATTGAAGAAGCGCACTCACACGTGAACTTCATGCAAATGGCTACAGATCGTGCGGCGTATCGTTTGCGTGACCAGTATGACCAAGAAGTTCTTGGCTACCTGTCTGGTTATGCTCAGTCTGCTTTGCATTCTGCTGGCGACACTGTCAACACAACTGTAAACGGAACTAAGGCAGTTACTACTGCTGGTTCTGACGAGCTTCTCGCTTCTATGAAGTTGGACGCTACTGACTTCAACCTAAACGACGGCGGTGCCGCTGTTGCAGGTGAAGCAATTGTTGTAGTTCCACGTTTACCGGGTGCTACTGCTATTGCAACTGCTTCTGCATCACCTCTTCAAGTGATTGCTCGTATGAGCCGCTTGTTGGATCAGCAGTTTGTTGATACAAATGGTCGTTGGTTGGTCGTTGACCCTGTGTTCGCTGAGACTTTGAAAGACGAAGATTCTCGTCTCTTCAACTCAGACTTCGGTGGTTCTGGTCTTCAGAATGGTCTTGTTATTAACAACCTGCATGGCTTCCGTGTATACGTTTCTAACAACATGCCTGCTGTTGGTACTGGTCCTGCTGTAGGAAGCGGTACACTTCAAGCTACCAACTATGGTGTCTTGACTGCTGGTCATGACTCAGCGGTTGCTACTGCTCAGCAGATCAACAAGACTGAGACTTACCGTGATCCTGACAGCTTCGCTGACATCGTTCGTGGTATGCATCTGTATGGTCGTAAGATCCTTCGTCCAGAAGCTATCGTCACTGCACGTTATCAAACTGGCTATTAATAGGAGGATTCTAAAATGGCTTTACAAACTCCGGTACGTCTTGAAACTGCGGCAATTGCCTTCGGTGACTTGACGGTAAACTCAGTACACGATATTGGAACTGTTCCAGACAACTGTGTTGTTTTGGCGGCAGGTGCAGAGTGTACTACTGCGGCAACTATTGCTGGTGCTAACGCTGTTAGTTTCGGTGTGACAGGTGGCGACGTTGATTTGCTGGGTACAGCAGATATTAACGGTGCTAAAACACTTGCCGCAACGACTACTACAGTCAACGGTATCACAAATGTCACAGTTGCAGATACAGTAATTTCTGCAAAGCTGGCGGCATCAAATGCTCCTTCAGCAGGTGCGTATAAATTCTTCGTAGTTTATGCACCTATGGGCGCAACACGTGGTGCTAACGAAGTTGATCGTGATCAACTAGCGTAAGCTAATTGCATTGGGGGCTTCGGCCCCCTTTGCTCCTTATATAAGGGATTTAATATAAATGGCTACATTCCTGAATATCACAAATGAACTGTTGCGCCGTCTGAATGAGGTTGTTATTGACCAAGCAGACTTTGCAGGTGTTCGTAATGTTCAGGCTCTTGCGAAAGATTCAGTCAATTCATCTGTTCGTAAGATCATTCAGTCTGCACAAGAGTGGCCCTTTACATTAACTACCTATGAACAAACACTAACTGCTGGAACTCGTGAATATGATTTCCCAGCAGATATGTCATCTGTAGATTGGGAATCATTCTACATTAAGCAACTTGCATCTAAGAGTAATCAGCCTCGCAAGTTAGCTGTTATTCCTTACACTGAATATCTTGAGTCATATCGTTCTGGTGATGACACTGGGGACAGTGGATCTGGCATTGCTGTTCCATTACGTATATATCAGACGCAAGAAGAAAAGTTTGGTGTAACACCATCTCCAGATGATGCGTATGTTATTGAATACAAGTATTGGACATTCCCTACAAGCATGACTGCGTTTGACGATGTGTGTGTTATTCCAGATCGTTTTATTCACGTTGTCATTGATGGTGCAATGATGTACATGATGCGCTTCCGTTCTAACGAACAAAGTGCGGCAGTCCATCAGAATGACTTCGTTGAAGGCATCAAGATGATGCGCAGAGTTCTTGTAGACGATAACTTGTCTTTACGTTCTACTTACAATCCACGCACAGTATTTAATGCCTATCTGCCTACACGAGTTTTGTAATGGCTGATAATCTTCAGATCTTCAAAGTCTCTTGTGAAGGTGGACTGAACACTAACCGTGATGTACTTTCTCAGGGGGAGTTATCACCGGGCAGTGCAACACGTTTAATTAACTACGAGCCTGCTGTAACAGGTGGCTATCGTAGAATTAGTGGTTTTACTGAAGCGTATCCTAGTTTACCCGGCTTAGGTAAAGTACTTGGTGTTTGCGTTTTCAATGGCATTAACGATGGAATTTTAGCCTGCCGCAGACCATCTTCTGGCAGTCAGTATCTGCATTACTGGGATACTGGAACTGAAGCATGGGTAGCTGTTACTACTGCTGGTAGTCCTACGATGACTGGCGTTAACAAAGTACGTTTTTCTAAACATAATTGGGCTGGTCCAGTTATTGTTATGGCAGATGGGGTAAACCCAGCCGCTAAATACGATGGCACAACATACACGCAAATTACTCATGCTAACGCACCAAATAATCCAAAATATGTTACTGAGTTTAAGTCGCATCTCTTTTTAGCTGGCGACAGCACCGATCCTTACAATTTACATTACTCTGCTCCATTAGATGAGACAGACTTTAGCCCAGCGAATGGTGCTGGTGTTATCAATGTAGGTTTTGAGATTGTTCAGATTAAAGCGTTCCGGGATGAATTATTTATCTTTGGTACGAACAATATTAAAAAGCTTGTCGGTAACAGTAACGCAGACTTTTCAGTGTTACAGGTAACAAACGATTTAGGATGTATTGCATCTGACTCAGTTATTGAGCTTGGTGGTGACCTTCTCTTCATCGGACCTGACGGACTCCGTCCAGTATCGGGTACTGACAAGATTGGTGACGTTAACTTGGAAACAGTATCCAAAAACGTGCAGTCAGTCTTTAACGACATCGTATTGAATAATGACCTAGATGATTTGAATGCTGTAGTCATTCGTCAGAAGTCACAGTTTAGATTCTTCTTCGGTGCTTCAGATTCACAGGGTGCAATTGGAGCATTAAGACAACAACAAAATGGTAGCATTGGATTTGAATTTGGTCAGTTGCTAGGTATATCAGCAACAGCCGCTGACTCAGGATACATTGGTCAGTATGAATTTGTAGTTCATGGCGATTTAAATGGTAAGGTGTACAGACAGGAGTCTGGCAATAGTTTTGATGGCAATGAAATATTTTCACTGTTTCAAACTCCGTTTTACCATTTTAGTGACCCAGAATTACGCAAAAACTTTTTGAAGTTATCAACGTACCTAAAAGCTGAAGGTAATGCAGACATTGTTTTGGGTATTGTATACGACTACGAAGACGTTAACGTACTGAACCCATCTAACTATGATATAACAACTCGTGGTGCGGCGGCTTACTATAATGAAGCAACGTACAACTCTGGGGCTATCTTTGATGGTAACCCATCTCCTGTTGCGAAGACATCATTCTCAGGATCAGGAACATCAATCTCAATTAAATATGTAACCAACGATACAAACGCTAGTCATGCAATCCAAGGATTCGTGCTGTTGTTTGGATATGGAGATCGCAGGTAAATGGCGGGATATACTAGACAATCCGTAGCAGATATCATTTCAGGTGAGGTAGTTAAAGCCGCACCTCTAAACGCTGAATTCAATGCCCTGCGAG